GGCTGCCACTCGAAGTTCGCGAACTGCAGCTCCTCAAGGCCCTGGGCCTTGAGGGCCGTCAGTAGCGCGCCGTTGCCCGGCAGCTGAGCCACCTGCTGAAGCGCAGCCCAGAACGCCTGCTTGGCCCGTGCCCGCAGATCGCCTACGACGTCCGCCTCTTCGCAGTCGGCGACCTTGGCCGCCAGTTCCCTGTAAATGTCTCCCATGGGAACTGATACGCCTAAGACGGATCAGCCGGGAAGCTCTCCGCGTTGATCGAGTAGCCCATCGGGAAGTCGTACTGGTCGCGGTCCGCGGGCCCGACCAGTTCCATGCGCCCGGTCTCCTCGTCGAGGTGAATCCAGGTCTCGTCACTGCGGGCGCGCTTCTCGAATCCCGTGATCTGCCCGAAGAACACGCCGTTCATCGCCCGGCGTCTGGCCAGCCGCCGCACCGCCAGGTCGAACATGTCAACGCCGGTCTTGTCCGCGTTGACTTCGATGGCCTGGGCGTTCCGGGCCTGCGCTTGAACAGGCTTGGAGTAGGAGTACGACCCGATCTCCTCAGCCTGCAGCGGGCTGGCCAGTACCTGCTGGTAAGGCCAGCGCAGGTACAGGTAGTCGGCCATCGCCATGACGCCCATGTTGGCCAGCAGCTGGAAATCGGCGCTCAGCCCGCCGTAGTCGTCCGCGCCCAGTTCGGCCAGGACCGTGAACATCAGCGCGGACTGCAGCAGGGCCGAGTTGACGTACCCGGTGTAGCTCTCCAGCGGCCGGCCGGTGTAGTTCGCCAGCTCCGCCGGGGTCGGCACGGGCCAGGTCACGACGGGGCCAGCAGGGTCGACAGGTCCACGGACGCTCCCAGGGAAGACGGGACGGAGATGCCGGTCCAGGCAGGCGGGTCGGCGTCCTGGTCGTCCAGCCGCAGCCGGACGGTGTAGGTGAACGCCGGGCTCACGCAGTCAGTGGTCGGGATGACCAGCGGGGTGAGTACGCCGTTCACCACCGGGGAGGAGGCCGAGCCGAAGGCCACCAGGTCAGCGGCCGGATCGGCGACCGGCGCGCTGGCGGTGAAAATCACGATGCCGGACAGGGTGCCGCCGCCGAAGTCGCGGAGGTTCAGCCCGGTGACCTCGATGACGGTCAGCCCTCCTGGGAAGCTCACGGTGCCTCACAGCATCGCCGGGGCGGGGACTGCCCGGCCGCGGCGGCGCTCGGCCTCGTCCGCGTCGCGCAGCTGCTGCTCGGACGGGCCGGCGAACGTCACCCTGTTGCCCGCCGCGTCGGTGGCGCGCAGCTGCTCGAAGCTGCCCAGCGCCTCGGTGTAGGAGCGGCGGCCGGGCCACGGGCCGAAGTCGAACTTCTGCTCACCCCACCGCTCCACCTGCGCGTACTTGTCGAGGGTGATCCAGCCCAGGGCCTCAGCCCAGCGCGGGTGGTCAGGGCCGATCGCCAGCTCCTGGCCGCGGTACCAGACCTGGCCGAACGCGGTCAGCCCGTCGGCCACGAAGTGGATGAGCACGGCCTCGCCCTCTGCTGGCACGTACCGCTGGGGGGCGTTCTCGAACCGGGCGGCGGCGGCCACGGCCTCGGCGTGCTGCCGCTCGCGCTCGGCGCGCTCGGCCGCGGTCAGCTGGCCGGCCGGCTTGGGGCGCTGGGGCTCGCCGCGCACCGGGATGAGCGCGCCGACCGGCAGCCCGCACCGGCCGCAGAACCGCACGCCGTGCGCGTTGGGGTGCCCGAACGAGCAGACGGCTTCAATCTCCGTTGGAACTTCCGGCTGCAGTTCCAATCTTGCGGCAGTTTCGTTGGAGGTGCTGGGGCACAGCACCTCGGAAAGGGCCACCACGTCGATAACGGCCTGCTCGCCGCTCAGTCCTGCCATGCGCAGGCAATCGGCGGGAACGCGAAAGGGAGCCCAGCTCCAACTAGGCTCCCTTTGCTGCCGGGGAAGTTTGCCGACTAACCCCCGGCGGTGTGTCCCTTTGGAGGTGAGCCCAGGTTATCCGGAAATCGGGAGGGACGGATAGCGGCGGCTGCCCGGACTACACTCCAGGCCCGCGTAGCGTCCGCCCCTCCCTCATTCCCGGTGCCGGGTCCGGGTGAGGGCCCGTGCCACGGCACGGTAGCTACTACGTCCAGACGCGAAACGACCCCGGGCTTCCACCCCCGGGGTCGTTCCTGTGCTCTGCCACGGCTAAGCGAAGAGCTGCTGCGTAATAATAGGAAGCCCCGCATCTCTTGTCAAGAGTTAAGAGATGCGGGGCTTCTCAGGTGAGCGCAGGTCAGTCGATGGTGGTTCCGCCGGGGCCGTTGCCGACGGCACCAGCCCAGTAACCTGCGGGAACGCTAGCTCCGCCGGCAGTTCCGATGATGCCGGTGATGACCAGCATCTGCTCTGGGCGGGTGATGATCGGTAGCAAATGCCATTCCAAAAGGTACTGCCTAGCCGACGGGTCCTTTTCCTTCCAGGTCTTCGAATACTTGCCCGTAAAACCTTCGGGAGCCTCGTCGTCAGCCGTCGGGCCGACCAGGACTTCCACCGGCCGCTGGTCGGTGTAGTTGCCCATGTAGATCTGGCCGTCAGGCACGAAGAACGTCAAGTTCCCGAGGTCAGACTCGAAAACCTGCTCCACCGTAGTCCAGGTCAGGCCCATGAAGCCGGTCATGATGCCGGTCGAGTAGAACTCGTCCTTCATCCGGTCGGACAGCATGGTGGCCGGGATGGAGACGGTGGACGCCTGCGTGGCGCTCACCCACGCCTCCATCAGCGCGGCCATGGTGACCGAGGTGGCGAACACTTCCTTCGCCGGCACGCGCCCGTGGACCTGCAGCAGCCGCTTCCAGCTGCGCACGTCCTCGATGATGCTCACCGGCGTGGCGTAGGTGATGGTGCCCGAGGCGTTCAGCCGGGTGTTGGCCTGGCCGAGGGTGGCCGGGTCGTTCTGGGAGCCGGTGCCGGCTCCGCCCGCGGTGTAGTACTTCAGCGCGGTGTTGTTCACCCAGGCCGTGGCCGGGGTGACGAAGTGGCTGGACGGGAACTTGTAGTCGACCGTCGCCTGCACGTCCGCGTAGTTGTACTGGATCGCGCCGCCCAGGGCCTGCCAGGCGCTCCACTCTGCGAAATTGTCGAACCGCTGGTTCAGGTCGTTGATCTCCCTGAGTACGGCCCTTTCTGCGTTAATACGAGCGATCTCGCCCGGGGTGCGCAGCCAGTGAAGGGTCGTAGGTTCGAAAACTTTCTTCTCCCTCAAGTAAATGAAGGAAGCGCTTTCCTGGCTGCGGCCGAGGCGCGAGATGATGTGCGCTTCGCTGTTCGGGACGTTGGGCTTGGCGACAGCCCTCGACCCCTTCACCACGTCCCAGGTAGCAGACGGGAAGGGCCACGGCGTCTGGTCCAGCCTGTTCAGCAACAGGAGGGTTTCAGGGGTGACAAACTTCTCGACCACGCCGCGGAGCACGACTGGCTCCAGCAGACTGATATCAGGCACTGCTAGCCCCTCGGTTGTCCGGGTTCGCTCGGTCGGGCAGCGACACCCCGGTCGGGTGCCCGGCCTGCGCCGCCCCCAGGAGGGGCCACATGGCTGGCCTGGCCGCCTCGCAGCGGTTAACCGGCACTATCGGACAAGGGACTTGCGCCAGCGCCTCCAGCGCGACCGGGCCCGGTAGAAGGGCCACACCGCGTACTTACTGAACCAGTGCCGCACCCGGCTGTCCGGCGTGTACTTGCCGTGCCCGATGTGGACGTGCGGCTCCGCCGTGCGCCCCGCATTCCAGTCCGGGCCCCACCGGCAGGTGTAGGGCTGCAGTGAGTCCCAGCGCCGCTCGCGCAGCCAGATGCGCGCGATCACCAGCCATGCCTGTCGGCGGCTGCGGAACCGGCGCTTACCGCAGTGGCCGGCCCGCCAGTCGCCGTAACGGTGGTGCCTCACGCCCTCTACTACACAGCAAAAAACCAGGCCCCCGGCGGACGGGAGTCCCGGGGGCCTGGCAGTGGCGGTGTTTCGCTAACCGTCAATCACGGAGCGGGCGCGGGGGGCACGATGGCCGTGACCGCGGTGATCGCCGCGTCGAGGCCGGCCTGCGTCTGGGCGAGCTGGGCGACCGCGGCGTTGAGGGCCGAGGTGTCCACGGTCGGGTTCGCCTGCTGCAGCGCGGCGATCTCGGCCTGGATGGCGGTCACGTCAGTGCCCAGTGCGGTGACCTGGTTGCCGACGTCGGTCATGGTGGCCTGGATCTGGGCCACAGCAGCGTTGATGTCGTCCTGAGCTGCCATGATGGCTCCTAGCTTCGAGTCGATCTGTGACAGCCTCTGGTCGAGGCGCTGCTCCAGCGCCCGGAGGTCTGCCCGGGTTACCCACACACCCGGGCTATCGGCCGCACCGTGCTTATCGGCTAAGCGGCAGCTCGCAGCGCCAGGAACTCGTCCCCGTTCATCGCACTCTTGGCCCGGTTGCAGTCCTGGCAGGCTCGGACCAGGTTCCACCAGTGGTCGGTACCGCCGTTGGCGACCGAGACGTAATGGTCGTCCTCGTAAACCGCAGCGTCAGCCGTTCCGCAGTAGAAGCAGGAGTCGCCGACAATGAGCTTGCGCCACTCGATGGACTCAGCCTTGTCCTCGGCCGTCATGCCGACTGCTGCGTTCTTACGACGTTGAGCCGTGTATGCCCGGACAGCTTCACTGTTCTGCCTTTGCCAGGTCAGCTGGTACTCGCGAACAGCGTCTAGGTAAGCCAAACGACGCTTCCGGCTCGCTCTCGTCGCATACCCCGGCCGAACCGCGTGCCAAGCTCGCTGGTACTCCAGGTAAGCCGCACGCCACTCAGGTGACCGCCCTGCGTAAAGCCCCCGGCGACGCTCGTTTATCTCAGCACCGCGTTCAGCGCGCTGCCTGCGCGCATACTCAATCCGCTCTTGCTGGTGAGCTAGGTAGCGCTCCCGCTGCTTGCGTTTAGCTGTCTCAGGGTCCTTGTAGGGCACACCACCTATTACGGCAAAGAGCCCGCTACCAGAGCAGCGGGCTCTTTTAGAACACTTGCCCTAAAATATGAAAGCATTAACCCCGACGCCGGTCGGCACGGTGCCCGCTGCGGTCGGCGGAACGCCGTCCATCGGGCCGCCCGGGAAGGGCGCGGGCACGCCGGAGACAGCGCCGCCGTAGGGCACGAAGCGCGCGCCGAGCAGCACCATCGCCTGGCCGGTACCGGAGCCGAGGCCGCTGCCGTTGATGACGTTGGTCGTGTCGGTGCCGGACACCACGTTGGCGTTCAGGATGCCGCGGATGACCATGTTGCCGAGCGCGTCATTCGACACCTTGCCGGCCGGGCTCGCCGGGAAGACGATCGAGCCCCCCGCCAGCGTGATGCCGTCCGGATTCACCGAGTTGGTGCTGGCGTTGTACGCGGACAAGCTCGCCGCGCCGGGGCCGCCGGTGTCGCGCCCGTCGCGCAGGATGCCCACCGGCGTCTGCCTGCCGTCGGTCGCGCCGGCCTGGTAGGAGAAGTACTTGCCCGACGCGGTGTGCCGGGCGATGATGCACCCGGTCGGCAGCACGCCCTGCCCGGCGGCGAGGGTGACCCCGCGCTGGGTGAAGCCGGCGTAGCTGAGCAGGAGTTCCTGTACCGCCTCAGCGTGGAACTCGTCGCCGTACGGTGCCCCGTACTCATGCGTGGGCTTGACGTACCCAGGGGTGTAGTCGAACTCCACGCTGTCGTTACCTGGCATTTCGCGCGCCTCTCGTCGCTAGGGCCCGGCTAGTTCCGGGTGCCGTCCGGCGTGAAGAACTCCTTGTGCTGCGCCGCCAGGCGCATCACCTCGGCGTCGATGTCCGCCTCCTGGCGCTGCTCCCCGTCCGGGCCGGACAGCCCCACCTGCTTGTCGAGCTTCACGTAGGGGCGGTCGGCGGGGGCGAGGATGGCGTCCAGGTCGTCGCGGCGGGACAGCGCCATCTGGATAGCCGTCTCGCGCGTCTTCGGCAGCAGGCGGCCGGCTCCGATGTAGCCCTCCACCTCGGCCGTGGCGGCGGCCAGCTTCAGCTCGTCCACCTCGCCGCGCAGGCCCTTGTTGTCAGCGGCCAGCTCGACCACCGCAGCAGTGACGTCGCCCAGGCTCACCGTGCCGGGCTCAGTGGTCAGCGACACGTAGCCGCCGTCCTTGAGCGCCTGGACCACGGAGCCGGTCAGCGCGGCCACGTCGGGCGCGGGCGGCTGCGCGGCTGCGGCCTGCAGGGCCTCCACGTCGATGCCGTGGTCCTTCTTGAGAGCTGCCAGCAGCTCTTCCCTGGTCATCGGCACGGGTTCCTCCGGCGCAGCGGTGAGTACGACGACTTCTCCCGTGCTATCGGCCGACGCGGCCAGGACTTCCTTGTAGTCCTCAAGCCCGGTGACGTACGGCCGGTTGGTGACCGCGACGTGAAGCAGCGTGGGGCCGACCTTGGCGTTGGTCGCGCTGTCGGTGTAGTTGGTGCTCAGGTAGGCGCTCGCGCCCAGGTAGGTCTTGCCGAACTTGTCCGCGTCCTGGCGCGCGTCGATGAGCGCGTAGACCTTGCCGCCCCGCTCCTTGATGCCGACAACCTCGCCCAGGTTCGCAGCCGGGGTCTCCACGTGCTTGTTGTCGTCGTTCGCGAGCGGGACCTGCACGATGTCGCAGTAACCCTTGGCGAAGTTGTTCTGCATCGCGGCGACGAACGCGTCATCGATGTGGATCTTCTCGCCGGTCTTCGGGTGCAGCAGCACGCCCTTGTTCAGGATGTGCTTCTCAAAGAGCTTTCCCTGCACCCGGCGGGAGCGGGTAAGGGCCAGCGGGACGTCAGCGACCGGCGCGAAGGTGTCTCCGCCAGGGGCCGGCACGATGCAGCGCAGGTCATCGAGCATGCCCCTGTTATCGGACTACGGGGTTTTGCGGCGGCTGTAAGCGGGCGACCGGGCCATGAGGTCATCGGCAGCCTCGCGCAAGATGGACTCCGCCAGCGCGGGATCGGTCTTCGCCGCCCTCGCGGCCCGGCGCACACTGGCCGCTGCGTCGTCCAGCCCGGCAGCCTCCAAGCGGTCGGCAATCTCGGCTGCCTCGGCCGGTATGTCCCCGCCCTGCCTGATGATCATGCTTCCTCTTGACTTGAGTCTAGTTAACAGTGCAGAATGGGTTCCGCTGCAGCAGACCGTGCAAATTTCTACGGCAGGAGAACAGCAAATGCAAGACGGCCCCGTCTGGGTCAAGAGTTCGCTCAGCTTCGCCAACGGCAACTGCGTCGAGGTGTCCGACCTCGGCGAAGGCTGTGTCGGCGTCCGGAACAGCCGGGACCGCGAGGGCGCGGTCCTCCGGTTCACCTCGGACGAGTGGCACTCCTTCCTCGGCGGCGTCCGCAACGGCGAGTTCGACGACTTCGGCTCGTAACTCGTCAGCGTCAGGGGCCGCGGTACCGTCAGCGTCAGCAGCTCCCGGGTCTCCACTGGCCTGGGAGCTGCTTTCGTCTTCCGGCGGCGGCTCAGGCTCCTCGCGCACGGCCCACTCGCTGTCGTCCCGGGTTGTCCACTCGCTGTCCACACGGCGCTAATCGGGCTGGTACTCCACCAGACCAGGGACGCCGGCGAGCACCGCAGCAGCCTGCTCCAGGTCGGTCCCAGCACCGGAAACAGTCAGCCCGCCGTCAGTCATGGAGTGAATGTCCAGCGGCCCGAATTCGTACCTCACCCGGTGCTCGCGCGCGTGCTCGAACAGCGCGAGCACGCCCAGGGCATAGGAGACGGTACTGTCCGCGAACCACCGGCGCGTCTCGTCAGCCACCACCCTCAGCCAGTCTCTTCAGCATTTGGTCAAGCTCGTGAACAGCCGCCTGCAGGAAGGCCAGGTCTGCCTCGTACTCGTCACCGGGCATATCGCGCACGTCGCCGGCGGAGACGAACCTGGCCGACGGCTCTCCCCTGTCCGGAGGTATGTCAGCATTACCGCCAGTACGTACGATTTCTAGCCAGCACCTGCAGAAGGGGTGAAGCAGCGGCCCCTGAAGTCTACCGTGGTACGGGCGCGGGGGCTGCGTGTGGACGATCCGGTGGCCGGCGGGCAGCCCGTACTCCCGCTCCCCTGCTGGCGTGGCCACGCGGCGCTCAACCGACTGGGGCATGGCGACCGGGCCGCCCAGGTAGGGGGCGAACGACTCGCGCAGGCCAATCGTCACCCCGTTCAGCTTGCGGCACCAGTAGCAGCACGACGCGCTCCCGGTGTGCGCCCGCCACCGCTTGCGCAGCTTCTCCCCCTGTGCCTCCCGCTCGACCGCATCGGCCAGGG